ATTATTAATAGTTTCTAAATAAGGTGCTATATTAGAAGCCGTAGGAAACATAGTGGACAAAATATCATCTTTGTTTATAAACTTTGTAGCTTCTGTAACACCAGTAACTACATCAGATGGAAATGCTGCACTGCCAACTGCCATACCCGTTAAGTGTGATTTTATTCTTTCGTCTGCATCGTCTTTGTCAACAAAAACTTCTCCTTCACCTCTGTCTGAGGCACGTAGTCTACGTTGAACTTTTTCAAAACCTGAAGGCATTTTGGTTGTAGTATCATCTACGTAGCTACTACCTAACATGTCATCCATCTGTTCATTTAAATCAGCCATTGTTTGAGTTTACTTCATCCCTAAGTCTTTTTAGTCTGCGTAATAATGCAATAGCACCTTGTGACCTATGCATTGTAATAGTATTATCTGTCTGCTCTAATAACTTATGTTGCTGTGTTATTAGATAATCAATGTAATCATTGAAGCTGTTCAGTAGCTTGAGGTTGTTGACCAGCGGCTTGAGGCTGCTGAGTATTTGTTGTTGGTTGTTGTGGTTGTTGTTGTCCATTCTGAGGTGTTCCTGTAAATCCTTGTTCTCCCGGAGTTGGTGCTACTCCAGTTCCAATAGTTGCTCCACCTGCCCCTGTGGGGTCCATAGGGTCTGTGCCTGCGGGTGGTTGTTGCTGTTGTTGCTGATTGTCTAGGGGTGCTTGGAATTGTTTCATAAGTTCTGCTTGTAGTGCAGCCTCATCCATATTATTTGTAACCTTATCAGGGTCTAAGTCCATTGCTTTTGCAATCTCTCTGATAACATACTGAAACTTAGCAAAAGGTGCAAGAGCTGGATTAGATGCAACTTGTAAGAATTGCATAAGTCTTTGACTACGTACTTCATTAGCCATCAGACTTTCTGTACCTCTAGCTTTAACTTCTAGATCACCTTTGATGTTTTTATCATAATTAAATTGCATATTAAATCTAAATAAACCCTCACCTAATGGTTTAAGTAGATAGTCATCTACGTTCTTAATAACAGTTTTAACACTACCACTTGCTGCATTCATTAACATTGATATACCTGAAGCAGTTCTACCTACTCCTGATACACCAGTTTGTCCATGAGCAAATGATGGCAGTCCTGTACTTTCGTCTGCAAGTTGTCTAGCCTTATCAAACAACTGTAAGTTTTCTTGTGAAACATTTGGAAACTTTGTACCAAAGATAGCTTGACCCGGAGCACCACCTTGTCTTCTAAACACTTTACCCGGATATACAGATAAGTCTTGTCCCGGAACTAAGTTAGTCTCATCTACTTCTATAAGTAAGTTTCCTGATAATACAGCATTATCTACTGACATTCTCATAAAACCATTCATAAGAGTTTGTGTATCATCCATGTTCTCAGCAATACCCACACCAAAGAATGAATAGGGATTCAATTCATATGGTGCAGCCATGTATGGAATTGTGGATGGCTTGAAAGGATTAAGAACCATTCTTAGTAATTTGCCATTGCATATCCATACATTAACTTGTAACTCGTCTAAGTTTTGTAAATCTTTGGGTATTTCTATATTTTGATCTAGTAGCATTTCAGTATCGCACATACCCCAATACTCTAAAACTTCAAATCTATCAATGCCGTGTTCAGGAGCGTAATCAGATAAATCATCTTCCCAAGATTCTTTTGTGTAATTTTCACCTTCTGCTATGGCAGCTTCTATTACTTCACTTCTAAAATGAGGTCTCTTTTTTAATGCTCTCAACTGAGACCTTGACATTTTATGTCTTTCAATAACATACTGTGCCTCATCCATATTAGCGGCATCAGGGTCAGGATAAAAATTCCAAACTGATACATGGGATACTTGAGGTACAGTTTTTATTGTAGGGTCATATTCACCTTCTTCATCCCAATTAGGATATTCTTTATCTACAGCAAAAGGACCTTTCATAACTCCTGTTCCAAATAGAGCCATTTCAAATGCTGTACTTCTTAAATGTTTACTTGCACCTGACTCTTCTAATTGGTCGTGGATTTTCTTTTCCATATTTTTTGCTGCAACCAACGCAGGGCTGAACGTAATTGCTGTAGGAGTTTTACCAACTTCTGCTTTAAGATTTTCAACATCTTTAAGCTTGTCTTCCAAAGGACCAAGCATACCTTCCAAAGTTTTTGCAGTAGCACCTTTAGGTAAGTCTTTGCCATCTCCTTTATAGCCATAAGGTGAGGTTGATAAACTAGTGCTTCCACGAAGTTCTTTAGGTTCTTTAGGATCAAAACTAACATCTTTAACTACTCCTTCTGGTAATTCCGTAGGGTCTACACTCAACGGAAATCTATTATTAGCAAATAAAACATCAACAATTTGCCCATAGGCAGCTAATGTTTTAGTTTTAGTCACTTTAATAAAAACACGAGACTTTTCTGCTTCTGTAAACTGAACATCAGAACCATACAAACCTCTGTAATTACGGTAGGCTCTTAACCACCTCTGTTCATCTTGTTCTCTATAATCATCTGCACGATGGTATCTTTCCATAATAAATGGTATGATGTTGCTAGTATTAACATCAGTAGTATTAGTATCTTCAGAATCTTCTAAAGATACTGCTTCGCTTTCTACTAGTATTTCTTCATTTTCATCCATGTTATATCCTTAATATCCAAATGTAGCATCTGCTACTGGCATAGAGTGGGTTGGCACACCTCTTGGGTCATAATCAAACAGACTAAATCTAGGTCTTGACATTATACCATATCTTAATGCATCATACAAGTGATCTTCTGATAACGTATCTATATCTTCAGGATTCTTTTTATCCAATGGTATAGATGGCAATTGTGCAGTTATATTTACACAATTATTAAAAAACACTAACCTTGGTTCTTCTGTAAACTCATCTACCTGTAAACGTCTATGTATTTCATTTTTACCTGCTACACGACTACCTTTACTTCTATCTGATGGTCTCCAACGACAGCCTCTCATAATCATTTGCTCAGCTAGTGAAGGACCAGTATCACCTCTTTTGTGCCATAAGGAGCTATCTAATACTCCGTATCTTATGCCACCATCATCTTGTTCTAAATCTAATATCATATCTGCCAAATCTGTGGCAAGGACTTTGCTAACATATAACTCTCTGTACACAATGATTTGTTCAGATGGCGATACAGCAAACCAAAGAACACCAGACTTACTACCATAACCATAATCACATGCTCTAAACTTAACCCAATTATGAGGTACGCTAAAAGGCTCAATAACGTGGATATTCCTATCAAACTCAGTGAAGGCAGCACCTTCCTTAATATCCCAATCGCCATCAAGTAATTGCCTTCTTTGTTGTTCAGGTAGCGATAATAGCATTGCCTCGTAATCCCCTTGTTCTGCAAGGTAAGGATTGTCAGATAATCTTGCGGGGATAAATCTCCTTTTAAATAAAGGTCTACCAGCCTTCGCATGTCCTGCTGGGTATTTAAGCACTTCTGTTGTCTCAATATCTGTAGCATCAAACGAGTTTCCATATGGAGCGGGGTCAATAAACATTTTTTTAACCCAGTGATGACCCCTACCTCCCGGATTTGTTGTTGCTCTCATAAATATTGGTAAGTCTTTTGCTACTGACCTCAATCTAGAACGCATATAATTCCATGCGTATGGTGTTGCCCACTGTGTTAACTCGTCAAAGCCTATCCAACTAAATGCTAAACCTTGATATCTTAGTACATCGTCATCTCTATCTAAATAAGACATCCACAACCTAGCACCTGATGGTGCAACCCACTGCATCTTTCTTTCTGACCATTTAATTCCCGGATATATTTTTGGATATATCTCTTGAGATTTAAATATTAATTCTCTCAATTCTTCTGTTGTATGTCTTAATAGTAGTCCACTAAATGATGGGTGACTCATATATCTTAATGGGTCTGCTAACATGGCATAACTTTTACCACCACCAGCACTACCACCGTATAACACTTCTCTTTCTCCTGCGGCTAGAAACTCTGTTTGAGGTCCTTCATTTGGTTTGAAGATTATATTGTGCGTTTGCTCAATAGGTAATTGCTCTAAATCTTCAACCTCTTGGACTTTAGACTCAAGAATAGGCTTTTGCACCTGTTCTTTCTTGTTCAATTTCTTTCGCCTTGGAGATCGCCGCTTCTGCATACTCTGCCCACTTGCGTAGGCTTCTAGCTTGGTTCTTACGTCTTTGCTCATTCTTTAACCTTTTTCTTAATCCTACATGAGAAATGTATCTTCCTGTTTGTGTTGACAGCCAATTGGCTACTTGTCTATAGGAATATTGTTTAACATATTTTCTTGCCATTTCTAATTTATCTAATTCATCTTTTATAGGATTAAGTGTTTCTGGGTCTTGTTCATCTTGTGTGTAGCCAAAAGGTACGGTTCTAGCTATACGTGGTATTTTAATCCACTCATCATCTTCTTTTAAATCTGTTGGTTGGGGTAATTCCCAAGTTCCTATACTTCTGTTGTTCATACCTTCAATGTTGCTCTATTAGTTTTTTTGTTATACTTAAAATCTGAAGTTTTTTTATTAGTATATTTAGCTTGTCTTAATTTAGCTCTTTCACTAGGTGTTTTATTACCTTGTTTTATGCCTTTTGCTGTAGGCTTAGTACTATTCTTTTTTAAATTCTTACTTTTTTGCAATTGTGATATTGCGATAGCATACGCTGCTTTTTCTGACTTACCTTGATCCCTAAGTTGCTTGACTAGTCGGTCTAGTATTTTAGGCATCGTCTTCTTGTACATTCTTGACTGGCATAAGCATAACACCACCCGTAGACTCTACTTGCATCTTCTCTGTCTTCACTAAGCCTGTTCTATCAAGTAATTCTTTTGCCGCTGTCATCTTCTCTCTCATACCTAACTCTGTAGGATCATTGATACCACTAACCATTGCAACAGCTGCTCGTGGAGCATTACGTGCCATAAACATCTGAGTAGCCTCTAGAACCTCTTCCTTGATGCCTCTGACGATGTCTGACGTAGAACTGGTAGGTGCATAGCCTGCGAGTAGTTTCGCCTGTGTAACATCCCCATTTGCCTCATCAAAGAGTACATCTAAAAATTTACGTTGCTTTTCTGTTAGTTCTTTTGCCATTATGATTTCTTTTTCTTCTTTTTCTTCATAGGTACTATGCCTACTTTAACTTTTGTAACACTTGCTATAGTTACAGGCTTTTTGTTCTTCTTTACAAAGGAAGTAATT